AAAAAACTTGAAGTCAAGGCGAAAGCCTCGAGCGAAGCCGGGACCAAGAATCCCGGCAGACGCAAAACTAACACGTCAACAAATCCGACAAAAGCACCGAAAGCTCGCGTACACGCGACGATCGCCTCAGCGGTCCGTGAGCAAAGCCCCGGAGTCTCGAAGCACGACACTGTCAGCATCGACTATCTCCGAGAAGTGCATGGAATCAATGCGAAACCTCTCAATCAGACCATCAACCCCCACGCTCTCAGCCACGCCTTCCGTGAGTTTGCCTTGCTCATGCTATTGGCTCACGTCCTCGGCGGCCCGTCTGCACTGGTACTGTCTGTATTTGGGTCCGATCGAGTCGCAAAAATTCTGTCGCCACCCCGCCTGCCCAGCCATCTGTCCGCAGAAGTCCTCTCATACGGACCATGGAGAGTGGAAGGAGATCCGGGTCGGTTCAAGCCACGAATAACCACCGCGCAGCTGCGTAAGCGTCTTGCGGGTGGTCAACTCTGTGATTTGGTCATGATTTGCGACGTGTATTTTGGTGAGAATGGTCAACGGCTTTCACCGGCCGACATCATTTCTTACATGAAGTATTCCAAGGACGACACTGTCTATGGTATATTTCAAAGCTTCGACGGCGAAGCAGGAGCCAACGTTTATGATGGACGAACGGAAGGTGTGTGGATCAAAACCGCCCGGAATCGAGTCTTGTTCTCGTCCCACCGCAGTGCACTCGCATATGCACCACACCCACATCTTCACTGGCTACGTTACCGGTCGCACCAAGGATTATCTATCAATATGATCCAATCCTTTGGTCCCTTTAATGTTTATTCCTTCCGCCGCGAAGACCCTAGCGCTGTTCCGCTACTGATCGACGATACCCCATTGGGGCGCGTTCAGATACAGCGCGTTGTGCCCACCATTAAATCCTGGAATCCTTTCGTACGTGCGTCTCATGCACTGCAGCATAAGGACGCGCCAGTTTTGTATGTGGACATGATCATAGCGGCCGAGCTCGTCTCGCAATCCATGCGAGCGGCCACGGGGAACCATGTTGATAGTGTGACTGTCAAGGTGTCTGACGCTATGGCGAAGACACCGATGTATGCTGGCATTAAGCTTGTATATCCAACACGCTTTGCTCGCATTGCGCGCGACACAGTCTATTATGCACTCTATCATCAGAAGCAAGAACAAGCGACGTCTCTCGACTACTATCGCACAGCCTTTTCTGTGCATGATGAGAAGTTGAAGAACAGTCGTGCTGCCGTGCATGTTTCCCCAACCCGGTCTATGTGGCAGAACCTGCTATGGAAAACATTCGTGATCGTCACGATTCTACTCCTAGCTGGTTCTGCCACAGCAGAGGCTCATCAAATCAGCCCAGTGTTTGACGTTACCTTTGACGGTCCCCTTTTTATGGAAGGAACATGTCATGAAGGAACGCTTTCTTTTTTGACGCTCTATGGAGCGTTTGAACGGGATCTTGATGCGCCCATCTTCTCCGAAACCCTTCCCCTTACGACTACGATAGGGGGTGTTACCACGACGATGTGGGAGCCTTCCGATGGGTTTCGGGGCAAGATGAAGATAACTGTAGACCGAAAGCCCGTGGCGGACACCCGACATTTGGTGTTCCCGTCTTCAAACCGTATGCATGCCATCGCCATCACTAATGGCTTGATGTACATGCCCGCCAACAACTCGACCAATCTTCTGGCGGGTATCCGTGTGAGAGTTCACAATGATGTGCACTGCTCAATGGAGGTTGAGAAAATACGATTTGGTAGATGGAAGCGCATTGCCCTGTTTTGTCGTTCCATTGGGTTCTTTCCAGAACTCAATGTCACGATCACAATTCAGGAGTGTGCACTGGCCATGGGTGGGGCTAAAGGACGCAGGATCATGCAAGCACATGATGATCTTGTCGCGTCCCAACGGAATCCGCAGCCCAAAAAGATCAATCTCAAATGGAACGAGACTTTGCCTCCCAAGAATGGCACTATTAAACCTCGTCCCATCACTAATGTTGATCCCATCTTCCACGCTTATATGCTACCTGTCGCGCGTACAGTCGCCGACAAAATGCATGAAATCTTTTCCGGCAACATTTTTAATGTGGCGGGACAGAGCGTGGCAATTTGGTTCGCTAGCGGCGCCAGTTCAGAGATGCTACGCTCCATGTACGATACTCTCACCACCTATAGCAACGTTATCTTGGTTGCAGGTGATGATCTTTTGCTTCGGCTCAAGAATCGCTACATTGAAGCTGACATGTCCGCCTGTGATCATTCACAAGACGGCGGCGCTTTCTTCTCTGCTGGCAAGGTCTATTGGAAGTCCTTCGGTTTTCCGAAGCACTTCGTGAAAGCTTTGCAAACGTGCATTACTTCTCCTTATATGTGCCGACATCGTGATGTCCGCGCTTCTGGAGAGGCTGGGGTGCAAATGCCGACAGGCATTGCCACCACCACTGTGCAAACCAGTCTCCACATCCTCATGGCGGCAGTGTACTTCTTCCGAGAAAACTTGGCACTGCCCCCTGGGGTCACAGGACGTTCTCTTAAAGACGTCTTTTTGGATCTGGGTTTGAAAGCAAAGGCCATTTATCCCGAACGTTTGGCGGACGCCACCTTCCTCAGAGGGTGGTGGACGACAGAAGTATGGGTTCCGTTGCCCTCGGCTCTTCTTAAGCTTGGGAAAACTTTGAAGAGTCCGAATTTGATTGCGCAAACCAAAGATCGTCTGCTAGCCCTAAAGCGGACGGCATGGGCGCTTTCACAGTCCTACAAAAACATTCCTCCTGATTACCCACTTCTTGGTCCGTTCTTAGCTATGCTGAAGCGGCTTGGTTCGTCTAGTTCTCTGACTCCTAATGCGATCATTGAATCTTTTGACTACAAAGCCAAGGGTGGGGTATTCACGGTGAAGGAGGAAACCTTAGCCGCTATTAAGCGCAGATACCAGTTCACCACGGCTGAATTGGAATCTGCTGCATTGCTAATGAAATCTGTCCATACTCTCCCGGTTATGATTTCACATCCCTGCTTTGAGCGTTTGCTCGCAGTGGATTATTAGTTTAGCGGCTTTGATGGTATGCGGGTCCATGTGACCTCACAGATTCTAAGCGGTCTGTGCCTTGCATACGTTAAACGTGGTGAGGATACGCCGGCCACCATCAGCCGGTCTACATCAACGGAGAGATCTTATCTCCGCCTCACCTTCTTCCTCATGTCTAAAGCTAAGCAGAACAAACTTACCAATGCTCAACTCGAAAATGCCGCTGTCTGGCTTGGTAAGCAAGTACGCAGTAATGCGGCTGCGATACGCGCCGCACGCGGTCCGGATAATTCAATATTCCGCGGCCCCGGAACTCGCGGACAACCTGCACAGCAGAACCGTGCTCGTCCGAAATCAGCACGGCGAGCTGCACGAACACAAGCTCCTGACCTCATGGGTCGTGCGCCTTCGCGGGGTTTCCGAACTGGAAATCTGCCCGGCACGACCTCTCTGTCAAGTACTCCTGTCGCGGTCAATGTACAGCAGCGTGCTCTCACTTACGTCAGCGCGCCCAAGAACATTAGACACAACATCCTCGGACTACGAGGAATTAGTCTACAGGGATGCCAACCCCTTGCCGACGTCGCTGGTGACGGCGCTACAGCCATCATTATGCTCGGCGGATCTCTAGCCACTGTTGCTCCCGCTCCAAGCTATAACACGATCCAACTCTCCCCTGACAAACTGAACGGCCCCGTCGCCACTCAAGCCACCTTTTACGAACGCTACTGCTTTCGCAAGCTGTGCTTCGAGTGGGTCTCTGACGTGGGCTCCACGTATGTAGGAGACTTTGCAATGTCGTTCAACATGGATCCTGACCTCGATTCCGCTCCCACGAGCTTTTCGGAGGTCCGTCAAATCCAGAACTCCATCACCTACCCCATCCGCCAGACCATGGCATGCCTGCCCTTTAATTACCAAGGGTCAGAGCTGTGGTACAATGGCACCAACGATGAGGCGGGTGCTTCCATCGCCCGCGAACGCCAAGAAATCCAAGGCAGTTTCGTGGTGTACCCGAATGCTAACATGAGCGCGACCACGCTCGGTTACCTCAACCTTCGGTATGAGCTTGAGCTGTACGAATCTGTACCCGCTCAAGCTGTGACGGCAATGATCGCAACACCTATGGAGCGTCGACTCATCAAGTCCGCTCTGAAGATCTTGCGTGCAAAGTACAACAAAGGCAAACCTGTCCACACTTTGAAACCAAGGGTCCCCATCGTGGGGCCCAAACCTGTCCCTGAGGAGGACGGTGGTTTCGAACTTCTCACGACTCTCTAGCGGCCTCCCCTTGAGAACCCACCACGTGGTCCAACACTGAAAAGACCAAAAACTTCTAACCAAACCTGCA